CCCTCAACCATCAGCGGGTGACCCTTCTTGACGTACTGAGCGATCGTTTCAGCCTGCTTCCCGAACGCCTTGCACTCAGCAAAGTAAACATCCTCCTTCTCCTCGCCGGATTCAGTCTTCCAGCGGCGATTCACCGCCAAGCTCAGGTTGCAGACCGCCGTCCCCTTCGGGAGGTGCTTGAGTTCGATGTCTCGGGTGAGGTTGCCGATCAGGATGACTTTGTTGAATGAGGCCATAAGGTTATGAATAGGTTAGCGAATGTTCAGACGCCATCGTGCGCCGCTTGTCTGACAGACGTGTCAGCCACTTTGGTGTCTGTCGCTTGACAATACCAACCCCCTGACCGCCTGCAATCTCAAAACCGTTTCGGCGCGCCATTTCGAGTGCGACCACAAACGAATCCCAAAGGTCAGGCGACCGGCCCATGCGCTCCTTGGTCTTGTTCTTGGGCTCAACGTCGATCAACCCGGTGCGGGCGATACCCCACTCGCGCATCGCGCCTTCCTCGGCCACTTCGCGGGGCAGTTTCCGCAGCTGCTTGGATTCGATCAACAGGCGCGACGAATACCACAACGCGGTGACCATCTTGCCGTAGGCCTCTCGTTCAGTCTTGGGATCTCCCTTTCGCACCGGGCGCTCGCTTGGCCGGCCACCGAACTCGATCGGAACAACCTCGGGGGACCACAACCGAGCAAACGCAGACATGAGCGTGCCGCGCCCCGTGGAGTCAAACCCAACACGCTCCGGTGAGATATTGCGCTGCTTGCAGTACAGTAAGACGTACTCGGCAATCTGCTCCTCGGCCTGCTGCGCCTTGACTGCGGTAACCGGGATAACAATCGGCGCCTCACTGAATGCTAGCACGATGCGCCCCGATGAATCCGGCCCAAACGTAAGGTCTGTCATTACGCAGCGATCGCCGCCGACGCCCGAGTACGCAGCGTCGATGCCGATGATTCTGGTGAGCTTGTCGGCACGTTCCCAGATTGGTTCGTCGAACGCCTGGTTCTGCTCGCACAAGGACATCGTGACCACGCGCCTGGTGCCGCCGTCCCGAGGCAGCACGCCAAGGTTCATCATCGAGAACTGCAACGAGTCCCGGCCGTAGTAGTCGAGATCCGCCTGAATCTGCTCCGGCGTGATGATGCCCTTGTACGGGTTGGTGCCCTTGGGAAACTTCGCATTCGGCGTGTCGTACCCACACAGCTGGACGGCCACACCGCCGGGCGCCCGCGTTCTCCAGGTGCGAGTCTTTTCGAGGTACTCAAGCCCCTCCCAGCCACCGATGGTAGGGTGCGGCTCGCAGACCACGCCTAGCGCGTCGTTGCGGTCTTTCGGGTTACCCATCGCGATCAGCTTGAACACCGGGTTCTTGCGGAGGTTGGCGACTGAATCCAGAAAGCCGCGCCCCATCAGCGACGCTTCATCCGCGATCAACATGACGCGGTCGTTCTTCAAGCCGACGTAGTTCGACAGGCCCACGAACGTACCTCCGACCTTGCACGCCACGCCGATGATGCCATCACGGAAGTCTTGTGCCTCGGCATCTTCATCCGAACTGGTCAGGATGAATCGACTTTCAATCACGCGCCCCGGGAGCCACTCGCGCTTCGCCTTGGCCTTGTTGTGAAGCTCCTTGATCGAGCCCCAGATTCGCAGCTGGAGACCCTCACGCGTCGTTGACGACATGATGATCGAGGTGCCGGTTGGGTAGATGTAGAACGTGCAGAGTCCGAACGCTGCTGAATTGTATGTCTTGCCAGATGACCCCGGCCCCATGATGCCGACCTCCTGGTTCTCGACGAATGTCTGGATCAGGAGATCAGACCAGTCGTGCCAGTCGAAGTGCGGCCAGAGCGCAGTCATGGCTTGGCGGAAGTGGTAGGATTTGCCGCGCCCGTACTTCACGCCTCCGTTTTGGATGTATCCGCCGCGACGCACCATCTCAGCCTCGATCAAGAAACGGTCTTTTGTACGCCACGGTATAGACAAGTAATCGGGGCTTTCATTCATCTTGCGGGAATCATGGGTTGGCCTTTCAATGGCTTCAAGCGTCATGGTCGCCGAAAAAAATCGCATCGTTGATGGCCTCCTCACCGCTGAAGGCGGGGTGGATAGCGGTTTTTCGCCGTCACTGATTCAACCCAACCAGCTGGCCTGGGCGGTCAACACGACTGTGCGCGGCGGGTTTCCCAAGGCGCGACCGGGAATCTGGGTGAAGGGCCTGACGTTCGATGACCCGGATGTGGTCTACCAAGGCGGTTACTACAACCGCGCCGTCCGTGATTCTTTCCTGAACGGATTCTTCCAGGGCTGCGGCACCTACGTTTCCGATTCTGGCGCTCCGTACCTGTTCGCGTCGATCAGCGGCAAGGTCTACCAGATTGACATCCAGAACGGTTTTAAGGTGACCGACCTGACTCCGATCGGGTTTCAGTTCACCGTTCTGACTCGTGGCCGTGCCAGCAACGTCGCCACCTACGTATGCAGCGCTCCGCACGGCCTGTCGCCCGGCATGGTCGTGCGACTTCCAGAGCCCGTTGGTGCGTTTTTCCCGACCGGATTCTTCGGCGACTTCGTTGTGGATTCGGTGCCGTCACCGACCACTTTCACGACGTACTCACCCGGCATCGACGCAGGTCCGCTGCTGGGTCCATTGTTCGTTGGCTACCAGATGCTGGCGAACAGCCCGCAGGCGCCGCACGTCTACTTTCAGCAGGCCGAGAACTGGTTGATCGTGCAGGACACGATCAATGTTCCCTACCTCTACAACGGTGCGACTATTCGCAGGGCCACTGGCGAGGAAGTCCCGACCGGCGGCCCAATGGCCTACGGCAAGGGGCGTCTCTGGGTCGCGAACGGCTCAGAATACTACGGCGGTGACTTGGTCTACGGCGATCCAGGCTACGGGCGCGACAGCGTCATTCGATTCACCGAGAACACGTTCCTCAATGAAGGCGGCGCTTTTGCAGTCTCCAACGGCCCGATCACTGGACTGGCGTTTGCCGCCAACCTGGACACGTCGCTGGGAGACGGCGACCTGCTGGTCTTCACGCCCACCGCGACCTACGCGTTCAACGCCCCGGTCGATCGGGATGTTTGGAAGGATCTCGATTATCCGATCCAGCGGTTCGCGTTGCTGAACTTTGGGTCGTTCAACCATGAGTCCATCGTGGCGGTGAACGGCGACCTGTTTTTCCGCGCTCAAGATGGCATCCGGTCGTTGATCTACGCTCGCCGAGATTTTACTGAGTTTGGCAACACGCCGATCAGCCGTCAGGTCGTTAGGGCGCTGGCATACGACACTGAGTTCTACCTGACAGCCGCCAGTGCGGTGAACTTCGACAACCGGATGCTGATGACCATCCAGCCGCAGAAGGTCAACGGCCGTGGTGTCGTGCATCGTGGAATGGTTGTGATGGATTTCGATCTTGTCTCTGGCATGGGACGGAAGCTGCCACCGGCGTGGGAAGGCGTCTGGACTGGGGTTGATATCCTCCAGATGCTGACGGTGCGAATCCAAAAGCAGGAGCGATGCTTCATGTTTGGATTGAACCAGGACTACATCGGTCTGTACGAGGTCACCAAGAACGGCCAGTTCGACTTCGATGGGTTCGATGATGCACCGATCGACTGGACCATTGAGACGCGCTCGCTGACTTTCGCAGAGCCTACCAACAAGAAGCGCCTGGTGAGCGCTGAGCAATGGTACGACCAGGTGATGGGCGACATTGAATCCAAAGTCTACTTCAAGGCCAACGAAGGCGAGTGCTGGCAGCCGTGGGCCGAGTTCAAGGACTGCGCCAAGTACCGCAACTGCGAGCCCGGTGAGATTTCCTGCCCTCCGGCGGTGATCAACTGCCAGGAGGTCAAATACTACCAGCCGCCTACGCGATCGCGCATTGCCCTACCGCAACCCCCGGACAAGTGCGACGTGCAGACCGGCGGGTTTACCAGAGATGGTTATGAGTTCCAACTTCGCTACGTCAACACGGGCCGGTTCCGCCTCAAGCGTGTGGCAATGGTTGCTCAACGCCTTCAGGAGGATATTTACGGCGACCTCAGTCGCGTCGCCTGTCCGCTACTCTCAGCATAAAATGCCTTCCTCAAACCCAGTCGATTACGGTGCCGATCCTTGCGGGCTGCGAAACAGTGCGTGGGCGATCAACCTCTGCCTGATGTACTCGGGCCGGTGCGACTTTCCAGAAGGCACGTTCCTGATTGGGTCGGCCCCGGGAGCCAAGATCACCAGCCGCTTTCGTTTTGGCGGCGTTGCGGGGTTTACTACAGCGACCCCACACGGTCTCGTCGTTGGAGAACTGATCACTTTGGATGGGTTCACGGATCCCACGTTTAATGGAATCGGTGCGGCCCAACTTGGTTTTCGCGTCGATGCTGTTGTCAGTCCTACTCAATTTACCGCAACAGTTCCGGGAGGAAACAGCGCCCTTGTTACTGAAGATGGATGGATCAACCTGATCGGAGGCGGTTACACCTCTTCGATACCGCTGGGTTACGGTGGAAGCATTGTTGATCCGAGAAATGGCCAGACGGTTACATTCACTTTGCGCGACAACATCGCTTTTACCGGCAAGGGCGCTGGTAAGACGCGGGTGAAGTTTGCCAACCACACATCGACCACCCGTGGTGATTCGTTTGGCTTCAACATCCAGCCATTAAAGTGCCTAGGGAATTACACTGGCACCGGCGGCCTGGTCTCGAATCCTGCGAATTACCCGTCGATGCCAGTGGGTGCGACGAACTGCAAGAATCTCACCATCGAAGGCATCACGTTCGACGGCAACTATGTCAACAACGGGCCGAAAGACATCACCATCGTTTCGGTGGAGCGGACTGCTGGTATCAACACGTACACCACGGCGTTTCCCGCTAAGTTTCAGATCAGCGCGCCGCCTGCCTATTCCCCACCCGTGCTGCCAGCACCGAGCAATCAGAGCACCTACTCGCATTACATCGACGGCGTTGTGACATCCGGGTCGTCAAATGACGGCACGTTTAATGGCTTCGGTCCGGTGATCAACGTCACGTCGCTGACGTTCCAGCGGGACATGAGGTGCCCGTTAATCGGAGTCACCAGGAACGCGTTCAATTTCGCGATCTACACCAAGCATCCGGATTTCAACTTTGGGTACACGGTTGGCGACTCGATCACCGTCACGGGGTTCTCGAATCCTGCATTCAACGGAAGTTTCGTGGTGGCCGGCTTTCTGTCGGCTCAAGAGGTCTACTGCATCAATGTCGGCGCCGCGACATCGGTAATCGGATACGAGCGCCTCACTGGAGTTGGATACTACGACACTGCTGGCACCCATGGATTTACGGGCGGCGAAACAGTGATTATCACTGGCCTGGCAGATCCCACCATGAACGGCACGTTCATCGTGACCGGAGCGCCGTTTCCTAATCAGTTCACCGCAATCAATGCCGGGCCTGACACGGGCATTTTTGCGGACAACGGCACGTACCAGCTGCGATCCAACATTGCCAAGTCTTGGACGGCTCCAGACGTAGCCCTGACTCCTCAAACGAAAGCCGGTGTCAACTCGTTGTTTACCGTCGCAGGGCTGAACCTGGTTGGGGAAAACACCATCGTTCAAGACTGCGAGTTCTACGACTTTGGAGTCGGCATCGCAGACGCCGAGACGTTCGTCCTGAAATCGTTTTTACCGTCCACCGTCGTTGACCGGTCACACGGCACGATCGTCCGCCGCAATCGGTTCGGATACCAGGGGCGCAACTCGGTTCAGGCTACGATTCACCCCGGGACATCAGAAGCGAACACTCAGTGTGCGATCGGCGGTTATTCATCCATGCTGGTGACGGTTATCGCGGCGTCGCGAGTCAATGCTACCAGTCGAGCCACCTACACGACAACCGAACGACACGGATTGCGCGTTGGTGATTCTGTCGTGTTTCTGGGAGTCAGCGATCCGACTTTCAACGGCACCTACACGGTCGCAACGATCATCAGCGATACGAAGTTCTCGGTCATTCAAGCGGGTGTCGATTATCCTGACACCTACATGGCCGTCGGAAGCGTCCTGCTTCCTCGCCCGCTGCGGATCCTCGCGGCCGACTGCGTGTTCGAGTACAACCGAATCGAGGGTGGCCCAAACCCGCTCACCCAGCAGTGCCCTGTTCACGGCATTACTCCACGTGACACGTTCGGCGCCGAGGTCCGCTACAACAACTTCGACGGATTCACAGGCACCTGCTTCTACGTTGATACGTTCCAGCACATCGGAACGCACGTTCACCACAATTCCGCGCTGAACGTCTCGGCGTTCATGGCGCTCACCGTGCAGGATTGGTACGCGACAGCGGTTCAGTTCGGCTTCACGAATCCGCCGTCATACGCTGCCTGGATCGCGGCTCACAGGGACCTCCTGATCGAGTACAACGACGTGCTGCTGACCGGTCCCGACAGCTGGTATTACCAGCCGGCGCTCGCGCCTCTCGATGCGGTATTCGTGATCAACAACCACGACGTTAACCGCAGCGCCTACTACTACCCGACGGATTACCAGATCCCGATTTCTTCAGCCGTGAGGTCAGGCGGCGTCTCAACGATCACGACGGTATCGGCGCATGAGATTCAGCCGGGCATGGAGGTTTCCATCGTTGGCGTTGCGGATGGGACATTCAACGGGGTTTTCACGGTCACTTCGTCACCAAGCTCGACCTCGTTCACTGTCGATAATTTAGGTGTCAACACGACCTCTCCGGCGTCCACCGACGACTTTGTAGGCATCAACAAGCCGGTCAACTTCCCGTGGGAGATCCGGATGTCAGCCCGGTCCCGCGCCGGCGGTGTAGCCACCTACACCACGACCAAGGCCCACAATATGCAGCTGGGCTATCACGTGACGCTCGAAGGATTCTCGGATCCAACGTTCAACGGTCAGTTCATCGTGACCGGAATGCCGACCACGACGACCTTCCAGGTTGCCAACGCTGGCACCGATGTCGCCACGGTGACCGAGAGCGGCAACTTTTTCCGGTATGTCGAAAACGTACAGATCCGGTGCAACACGGTGCGCCGTCTTTCGGGCAACGAACTGTTCATCAACAACGGTGGCAAATTCGGCTCCAGTTTTCTGCCAGGGCGACCTAGTCGTTGTGTTGCGCCTCTTCAGCAAACCTTCTATTTGGATTGCCCAGAGGGGTGTCTCGACATTCAATGCGACCCCGGCCCGTGCAAGCCTAACGATTACCTTTACCGCATCTGACCATGGCAAACGTTGACATCTCAGCCGGGCTTCTTCCGCCTCCGCAGTGCTACGCCAGCGAGCAGGACCGCCTTGACGCCTATGCTCAGGCGTTGATTGGTCAGATCATCACGTCACCAGAATGGTCGGCCAACACCGTTGCCCCTGCTTCGCTTGGCTTGTACTGGCTGCGGTTGGACGCCAACCAGAATCCGGTCGAAGTGCTGAAGTACAACAGCACAGCACCGGCAGGGTGGGCTCGCGTTTCGACTCAGTTCACGTATGGCGTTGGTGGTGGCGCCGCTAACGCCTACACGCTGACGCTGACCCCGGCCTCTCCTGGCGTGAATCAGGCGTACCGACCCGGCGTGTGCTACGCGTTCATCGCGAACGCTGCCAACACGGGAGCCACGACGCTGGCGGTCGATGGCTTGGCGGCCAAGGCGATCACGAAGTTCGGAACCACTGCACTGGTCGCGAACGACATCGTCGCGAACAAGATGTGCGTCGTGGTCTACGACGGCACCCAATTCCAACTGCTGAATCCGGGTCTCAACGTGAGTGCGGCTGGGTTCACACCTGGCACCGATCGTCAGTTCCTCCGCACTAACTCGACTCCCGCGACCGTCTGGGAAAGCGGATACATCACGCCGGTGGCCAACTATCAGGCGTTTCCAGCAGCCGGCGGATCCGTGACGTTCACTCACGGCTTCAGCGTGGATCCTCTCAGCTGGGACATTGGGATCATCTGCACGGATGCCGGTGGCGATGCGGGTTACGCTCAGAACGACTGCATTTCCGCACGATCACTTTCGTGGACAACCAACTATGGTATCGCCGTGACGTGTTTTTCAAACACGACATCAATCGGAATGGTGCGCGCTGCTGGCACGGCAAACATCTGGGTGAACAGCAAATCGACCGGAGTTCCAACGGCGATCGACGAATCCAAATGGAAGGTCATGGCCCGAGCCATCCGCTAACATGAGAAAGACCCTCGCCCAAGCCAAGAACTCCACGATCCCGCAGGCTGTCGGTCTCGCCACCTGCGACGATCGTTTTCTCCAGCTGCTGAACGAGGCTCAGGCGCGCCTGGCAGACATGGGCAAGTGGTGGGGCACGTACAAGAAGCTCCGCGTCTGCGTCACCGCCGGCTGCATCACTTGGCCTCGCGAGGTCAAGACGATCGAGGCGATGAACGTCTGCGGCTACAACATCCCGATCCAGAACCAGTGGTACGAGTTCCAGACTGACGAGCGGGCGCCACGCACCGGTTGCGGCCGTGAAGGCTGCGAGCAGGACCAGCTGCTGGATCGCGGTATGGTCACCCAGTTCCGGGATTCAGTGGGTAACTGCTACATCAGGGTGACGCCGCAGCTGACGGCCGACGCCGGAAAGCGCGTGCTTCTCCAAGGGCTAGACCCCAACGGGCACCCGATCCGCACGCTGGATACGGTGACCGGCGAGTACGTGTGGGGCGAGTACGTCACCTTGCCGAATCCTGCGGTTCAGGCGTTTGTGACCACCACCAAGCTCTTCAAGCAGCCTGGTTTGACCGGCGCCCAGAAGCCGCTGACTCAAGGAAGCCTGACGATTCAATCCGAGAACCAGCTTTCCGGCCTACTGACTCAGATCGCCGTCTGGGGTCCGAGTGAGCAGAATCCGGAGTATCGCCGCACCTACCTGATCGGAATGCCTGAGGTCTGCGGTGGCACCTCCGGGTGCAACGCCGAAGCACAGAACGACTGCATCGACCATGGCGACGGCTGTGTGCCTCCAGATGAGAACTGCACCAACACGGTGGTCGAAGCCATCGTGCGCCTAGACTTCATTCCCGCAGTCGTGGATTCGGATTGGCTGTTCATCGGTAATCTCCAGGCGATCAAGCACATGATGAAGGCCATCCAGAAGGAGGACCGGAATCAGTACACCGAGGCCGAGCGCGAGATCCAGCTTGCCCTGCGGAGCTTGCGGAATGAACTCGAAGCCTACAGCCCGAACGAGCGCACGGTGGTCAACGTGCAACCTTTCGGGTCTGCGAAGATTCAATATCGGTTTGGAGGGTTCATCTGATGGAGGTCGAAAAGCCCATCACGTGGTTGGAGTTTCTGACCGACGACGGCATCTGCTTTGATGACCGCCTAGATCGGTGGGAGGCGTTTGTCGCGGACAAGCCGCAGCAAGAGTGTCCGTTGAAACATACCTACCCCGTGGGGATGTACGTGCGGGAAATTTTCGCGCCAGCTGGGTCGATCATCACTAGTCGGATTCACAAGTTCGATCACCCGTTTTTTCTGATGAAAGGAAAGCTCACGGTGATCAGTGAAACCGAAGGGTTGGCGACATACACGGCGCCAACACACGGCATCACCTTGCCGCAGACGCGACGGGCAATTTTGATCCATGAGGACACCGTTTGGATCACGGTGCATCCGAATCCTGAGAACAAAAAAGATCACGAAGAGATCAAAAACGACCTCACTTACATGAGGGACAACAAATACTTACCATGTCATTTGTAGGAACAGCTATTGCGGCAGGTGTGGCCACTGCTGGCGTTGGGATGGGGCTTCAGGCATCGTCTGCAAGCTCCGCACGAAGGCAGGCGCGCCAAGCCGCCGAGACGCCAGGACTGGATATTCCAGCCGTCATTGGCGAAGCCGAGCAGCTGGCTCCGCGCACGCGTGAGTTGGAATCACAGCGCACTGCGGTGACCCGCCAGCAGCTTCTCGAAAACCTCGGGCTTTCGATTCCTGGGTATGAGCAGGCGCAGGCTGCAAGAGCACAGAATGCTTTGGCTCTGCTTCGTGGCGAGCTTCCGCCTGACGTTGTAAGTCAGATCCAGCGCAAGAGCGCAGCCAAGGCGCTCGAGGGCGGGTTTGCTGGCAGCAAGGCGGCCCAGGGTCTCACTGCTCGCGACATCGGCAGGACCACGCTTCAAGCGCAGCAGGAAGGCGCTCGCCTGTTCTCGGACATTCTCGGGACCACCCCGATGGCGCCGCTGGCGAACTACGAGTTCACGCCGCAGCAGCTGGCTCAGTTGCGCGAGCAGGAACGCATTTCCCGCATGAACGCGCTGGCCGGCGTGGCTAGTATGCCGTCTGCGGGTGGCGTCGTTGGGCAGGGGCTTGGGTCTCTCGGATCCGGCCTGACCAATCTTGGTTTCGCCCAGTTGGGGGCCAAGGGCACCGGCGGCGAAAGCGATCTGGTCTCGACTCAACGCAAACTCATGGGAGGCTAATTTATGGCAAACCCTTTCTCAGGACTCGAAAACATCGGAGCTTCGTACATGGCGGGTGCCCGCCTGGCACAGGAGCGTCAACGTCGCGCCGACGAGATCGTAGCGCGCCAAGAAGAGGCGCGTGTTCGGCAGCAGTATTATCAAGACATTATCGCTGAACGCGAGGCGGCGCGGCTGGCGACGGCCGGGGAACGCGAGGCTCAAGGTGCGACCCAGTTCGGCAAATACCTGGTGCGTAAACCTGATGGGACCATCGATTACCAGGCGTCTCAGGCCGCCAAGCAGGTGGGCGAAGAGGAGGGACAACTTGGTGCTGCATACGGTGCGCTTGCTGCCCGAGGAGAAGACATCGGCCCTATCAGTCCGAGGATCATGCAGACGCCGCAGTTTATGGCTGCGCGTGCTGCTGGCATCGATCGCCGTGCGGCCGAAGCGAAGGCAATCAAAGACTCCATGCTCAGGGCCGGTTATTTTCCAGTTTCCGAAAAACCTGTTCCGGCGTTTGGCTTTTCGACTGATCTTCTGCGCCAGCCTGAAGACACGTCGCAAGATGTGATGATCGATGGCGCTCGATTCCGGCCGACTCCGGTGACTCAGTTCAAGATGCAGCCGAAGGCCAAGCCTGAAAACCTCGGGTACGAAACAATCGATCTGCCCGACGGAGGAAAGGCCAGAATCCCAATCACGCCTGAAAGATCTGCTGCCATTGCTGCTGCGCGTGCGACCACGACACCCAAGGAACCCGGTCTTTTCGACGACATCGATGCCGCCGAAAAACAGCTGCTGACTCTTCAGGACAAAAACGTCGAAGACCTCAACCTTGTCCGAAACAAAGATGGCAACCTTGAGGTCGTTGAGGACACTGCTTTTGCGATCGGCCGAACCCCTGAACAGATTCAAGCCGATCTCGCATTGGAGCGCAAACGCCGCGCTGAACGCCGTGGCATTCGGACGGGTGCTGCGGCTCCTTCAGCGATTCCGCAGGGCACGAACCGAGTGATCGACTTCCGGTCAATTCAAGGTTTGCCTCCGCTTCCGGGCCGATAACACTCAAGACCATGGCGATCGAGATTGATTTCGGACGCGAGCTTGGCCGGCTCGCGTTCCCTGATGACATTACGGACGAGCAGGCCAAGTCCTACGTCCGTGAGAATTACCAGGCGATTCGCCAGGGGTTGCTCGATCGCCGCCGGCAGGAGTTGGCAGCAGAGACTGAGTCCGAGGAGGCTGCTAAGTTTCGGGCGGGGGAAGTCGGCACACTGGAGACTGTCGGTGCCCAGGCGGGTGCTCTTCCGAGGGCGTTCACCGAAGGCACTGGGCTTATGCTCCAGGGTGCTGAACGGGCTGCAAAGTTTTTCCCTCCTCCGACGGTCAATCCTTTCACTGGTCGGCCGATTCAGCAAACCGTTGAACCCGAGGGCCCCGGGGCACTTACGCAAGCTGGCAGGGCGATTCGTGAATTTGGCGCCGAGGCATTCCCTAGCCTTCCCGGTGCCGAAGAAACGATTCCCGCTCAGGTTATGGGCGGAGTCGGGAGCACGCTTTCAGTGCTTCCAGGTGCGTTGGTTGGTGGATTGGCTGCGGGACCTGTTGGCGCTGCCGCAACCATTGGATCCGCCATCGGCGCTGGCGCGCTGTACGGCCTTCAGGCTGGTGAGGCCGGTGCTGAAGACGCCGATCGTGTGATCAACCAACGGATCGCCGAGGCATTGGCAGTTGGCGATTACGACACCGCCTCGGATCTTCGCAGCCGCGCCGAGACACTGAAGAACCGTGCGTTCCTTGCCACGGCCCCGATCGGTGCTGTCACCGAGGGTGCGCTGGGTGTTGCTGGCAAGATCCCGGGGATGCGATCCGGCGCCGCTGGTCGCAGCACGCTGGGCAAGTACAGCGCCAATCTCGTCGAGCGCCTGATTCCTCAGACTGCATCGAAACGCGCTCAGGAGATGGCTCGCGGCGGCATCGAGGGCACAGTAAGCGAAGGACTCCAGGAGTCGCTTGAGCAGACGCTTGGAAACATGGCTGCCAAGTCGATCTACGATCCCGAACGCGGGATTATGGACGGCGTCGCCGAAGCTGGATTCATCGGTGGTGCCTCGGGTGGTCTGGTCGGCGGTGTGATTGGATCAAGGCGCAATGTAAACCTGGCGAACTCTGTCGTGGCTGCCAACGGCGCCGATCCGAAGAACCCGCTGCCGCTGTCGAATGCGACCGTCACCGGCATCGAAGACACGACTCCGACCGAGGGTTACTCGCTCGAACCTGAGATCACTGAGGAGGATGTCAGGAAGCGCCAGGAGGCATTAGGATTGAAAATGCCTCCGGATGTCACGCTGCCAGCGCCGGCTGGTGGTGGCGTGATCGAGGTGACCGGTAAGATTCCGACCATTACTCCGACACCTGAGCCGGCACCTACGCCCGCTCCCGCTCCCGCTCCTGCTCCTGCTCCTGCTCCTGCGCCCACTCCAGCTGCTGCCCCCGCCGCTGTCTCCCCCGAGACCGGCCTGACCACCGATGAGCAGGATGAACTCGACCAGCTGATTGCTGTCGAGGACAGCGGGATGCTGTCGGAGGATCAGGCTCAGACTCTCGAATCTTACCGGCAACGCCTCGCGATCAAAGCGATGCTGGCAGCCGAAACCACAACCACCCCAGAAAATGCCGTTCAAGAACAAGGCTCAGATGAAGGCGTGCTTCGCCGCGAAGGATCCCAAGTGGGATTGCAAGAAGTGGATCGAGGAGGGCGGCCTGCCGAAGGCCAAGGGACCCAAGCCGAAGCGCAAGTCCAGCCGCTGACAGTTGAGGAAACGCAGGAGTACAACGCGACCATCGATGCTCTCGGTGGTGCGCCTGCTTCCGACCTGCTGACTCCAGACGAACTCGATCGGTTCGAGACGCTGGCCAACCGCGTCTCCGAACTGGAACGTGCTGGCTGGTCGTTCGATGAGCAGGCGGGTTGGACTGCGCCTGGACAGACTCCGGCTCCAGCTGCCATCACTCCGTCCCCGGTCATTCAGGCCAAACTGGATCCCGACAACGTGGTCCGAGACGCGTTGCAGGCGGCGGGCAATGACCCGGTCAAAGCCGCTGCGATGATCGTTGCCGACCTCGAAAACATCACGGGCCGCGAACTCCGTGCGTCCTACCAGGAGGCGGTCAACCGGTTGCAGAAGATGGTTCAGAAACCGGCGCCGGCGCCTGCAACGAAGCCGGTCGAACAAATGACCGAGCAGCAGTATTACCTCGATCGAGTCGAGGAAATCGCAACTGCCAACAACATCAGCGAAACCGAGGTTCGCCAGTATTACACCCCGGAAAACGGTCGAGAAGAATATTGGCAGGCACTTCAACGTGCGGCCGAAGATGGTAGGCAGATCATCGCAAAAATCCTCGATCGCCTTCCCGAGGCGCGCATTGAGTTCTTGAGGAAACAGTATCCGCAGGCACTTCCTCAAGGATACTTGGCGCCAGGCGTCCGCAAGACCGCTGGAAAAGAACCCACTCCCAGTCAGATCAATAAGGTGTTTCAGGCCATCAAAGCCAAGGCTGCGGCTGTTGGAAAAGGTCTGTACCAGATTGAGAAACTGACCCCTGCACAATCTTTGGTTCTTCGCACGCGTTTTGGAGGATTCAGGGAGAATGATCAGTTTGTTTTGCAGGAGAAATCGCAAGTAACAGGCATTGCGTTCGATCGAGGTTTCATTCTGCGCGACAAGCAAGAGGCGACGGCCGGAGAAGCACCGAGACCTGCACCCGCCGCTCAGGGCGTTTCACCTGCGGATCAAATCCACTCCGCCAAGCTCCCAAAGGAACTCGCGAGGTCAACTCCCCGGTACAACTTTGGCAGCAATGTGTTTCTGCCGACGTTAGGCAGTGACTTCGATCGAGCCGCTTACATCCTTGCTCAGGAGAAACCGTCAGAGGCAGATCAGCAATTCATGGATTGGGCGGTAGAGGTCTCCGGTATGTCGCCCGAAAAGATTCGGGCACATGGCAAGACCGTGCGTGCCCAGCTTAAGGAATTGGCTCGCATCAGCACCGGCGGAACTCAGAAGAAACCCGCCGTTATCGTGCTGGCACCACAGCCGATTGCCGCAGCGGAGAGGCCCGCTCCGGCTCCGGCTCCGGCCCCCGCTCCCGCCAAACCCATCAGCAAAGCTCCTCAAACCGAGCCTGCTGGAAAACAAGCCGAAGAGGTTCAGCAGTCTCCGAAACAAAAGCAGGGGACTGAGCCTTTGGCGCCGCGTGCCCAGAAGCAGTATCTGCTGGAGCAGTTGGATGAGGCGATTGCGGCGGCGCCTGAAGATGCCGCTGGTGCAGACAAGATTGTCATCACCGTTCCTGGCGACGGCGAGTTCACCTTGTTGAACTACAAGGCCGCTCTGATGCGGTTCAAAGACATCGCCAAGAAGTTTCCGGTGGGACCTGTTGGTGGAGAGACCAAGCCTCGCACGGAAGCCAGGCAGGCGCTGAAGTTGGGCACGCTCAACACCAAGAATGCGCTCAAGGCGACCGGCGATCTTACCGCAGACCCAGCTGCGCGACCCGGATCTCCGCTGACCGCAATCCTCTCCGATGGGAAGCGGGTTGTCGCAAGCAACAGCAAGGCGCTGCTTGAGGTTCAGGCCGATGCTGGTGGAACCAAAACGAAGCCGATCACGGTTGATAGCAACGGCAAGCAGGTCGAGTTCAAGGATGCGTATCCGAACATCGACAACATCATTCCAAGCCAGACCACTCCGGTTTCCTCGAAGATCAACACGGAGCGGCTTTTCACTGTCCTGAATCAGGCGTATCAGGCCGCGTTCGATCCCGAATCAAAGGATGCGGTCAATCGGGCAAACGCATCCATCGTTCTCAACAGGGACGGAACGATTGGTCTTTTTGCGGAGACACCTGGCAAGTCCAGCTACTCGCACAATGTTCGTCCGGGAGCCAAGGTGTTAACTTCGTACAACATCAAGTTGTTGACCGACTTGGTGCAGGCGATGCGGCGAGTTGGAGTCGCCGAGTTTGATCTCAGAGTGACGGCCGAAAGAGGTGAGGACTTGCGTCTGAGCCCTGGCGTTTTGACGGCCAATGGCGTCAAGGCGTTGATCATGCCGGTCCGGCTGGATAACTACGACCTGCCAGCATGGGCTCTTGAGGGCGATGAGCGAGCTCGCGCCAAGCCGCTGGAAGCCGCCCCGCTTCCGACCGTTTCTCAGGGCACGCCCGCTCAACAAGCTGCTGGCACCGTTGCTGCCGCTGAAGCCCAGGGTCGCGAGCTTGGCCCCGAACCCACCGGCAAGCCTCAGACGCTCAAAGAAGCCACGGCCGAGGTCCGAGACGCGATCGGTCAACTGATCGAATCCATCACGCCCAAGGCCGGGTTCACGGGCGGCCCGAGCGCCAGCGATTCGCTGAAGCGCCTGCTGCGCGAGATCCCGCCTGCCGTCCTCCAGAGCGCCGCGCTGATTGCCCAGCGGGTGTACCGCGAGACCCGCGATTGGGCCAAGGCCACTCAGGCCGGCATCGAAGAGATTTTCAGCCGGATCAAGGTCGCTGACCTCGAAGACACCCGTGCTGGCTTCTCAGAGTTCATCCAGGGCGTGAACGTTCCGGGCAGCGTTCCGGCTACCCCTCCGCAACCCGCCGCCGGCCAGGAGCGCGTTGACTCCCGTGGCTACTTCACCGGCCAGATCAATCCTGAGACGGTCGAGAACTGGCAGACCGAATCCAAGCGCGTGATCGATTCGTTCGGCACCGACATGGAGGCGGCGTTCCGATGGGCCGCGACCACCGACATGGGCGCCGATGCCCGTGAGTTCGTCTTCAAGCAGATCATGGAGCGGGTCTTCACCCAGATCGCTCGCGCCAACAACCCCATCGAACTGGCCCGGGCTGAAGACCTGCTTCGCCGGGTTCAATCGACCTGGAAGAGTTCCGGCACCCAGCTGGGTCAGGCATTCGCCGCCCGTGCCGCCGCCATCGACAGCATCTGGTATCTGCATCCGCTGCTAGCATTCCGCGATCTGGTTCGTGAGCGCCAGGCGCAGTTGCCGTTCCCGCAATTTACCTCTGACCAGGTGCGTCAGTGGCTTCAGGCATCCGGCCGCCAGGCCATCGAAGAACTTCGCATCCAGATGCAGAACGCTAACAACGCGTTCGGCCGCGAGTTCCGTCGCATCACCAAAGACGTGTTGCGCCGCGAGGATATCAACTGGGCGGACATCCTGACCGCCAGCGACCAACGCCAAGGCTCCATGCAGTATCGACTGCTGGAAGAGATCCTCTCGCAACCCGGCCTCCGCAATCTGCCGCCTCGGGGCATCTCGGAGATCGTGAAGCTGTTTTCCGAGGCATGGGGTCGAGAACAGGAACGGATCTTCCGCAACGAGTTCCGCAAGCAGGTGCCGTTGCCGACGGTGAAGAAGGACGACCGCGAGAAAATCTTCCGGTCGATCCCGCGCATCCTCCGCTACTCCAACATCGCCATGATGAAGGATGGCGCCGAGACTCGGTTGCTGTGGGATCAGGCGTTCCGCAACGCTGTCGCTCCCCAGTTTGGTGTGGCCGCGATTGACGGCACGACCGCACGCAAGCTCACCGCGTTGGCTCAGAAAGCTCAATCCGCTGCTGGCATCAATCGCGACGAGATCGTCCAGCAAATGTTCCGCCTGATGCAGAAGGAGGGTGGCATCAACTGGAAGGACATTCTCCGGGATTACTGGTACGCGGCCGTACTGTCTGGAACGAGAACCCAGGTGGACAACGCGCTGAACATCGCGAACGGCGCCCTGAACACTGCCATGTTTGCCGGCATGGCTGGCACTCAAGGCGGAAAGGTTCTGAAGGCGGCTGGCAAAGGTCTCTCCGAGGCGATCAAAGACTTCTGGCCGATCCTCTGGAAGGGTGAGCTTTACCGCAGCGTGAGCTTCAATCCGGATGTCCCTGGAAATTCCCTCGAAGGATTGCAGGAGTCTCGCAACCTATTCCTGCGCGGTATCTCTCAGCTGAAGTACGTCAGCCGCTTGATGCAGGCGCTGGATCACATGACGGCGTTGATGTCGGATGCGGCTTCCAAGGCATACACGCTGGCCAAGACGGATCCGAAACTGCTGGAGGCTTATATGCTTCCATCGGCTACAACGGTCGCCAATGCTCGCGCTCGCGCCATCGCCGAAGGCACACGGCCCGAACTGGTCAATCGCCGGACCCGGGAGATCATCGAAGAGGCGCTGCCCGTCGAAGTGCTACTGACAGCACGCGATATTCGGCAGATGTCCACGTTCACCGAGACGCCCCAGGGGCTGGCCGGTGCGATCTATCAGGGCGTGAATGCCGCTGAACGTCAGCTGCCGGGGTTAAAGTTCCTGAGCGGCACCAGCTTCGTGCGGTTTGCATCGAACTACGCGAACGAACTACTGAACTACTTCGCTCCAGTGGCCCTGTGGCGCTGGTATCAATCGGCGCCCGGCCGCCAGGACACCGCACTCGGCCTGAAGTACAGCGAGGCTCGCCGTGATCTGCTGCTTTCAAAGCTGGCACTCGGCACTGCGCTGACTGGATTCGCAGCTGCTTTGTTCCTCGGCGATGATGATGATGAGAAGAAGCGTGCCATTGATATCACCGGGTCATTCAAGAGCCTGAGCCCGGAGAAGCGCAACCAGCTGCTGGCAGAAGGTCGGCAGCCGTACTCGATCCGCGTTGGCGACACCTACATTTCCTATCGGCAGCTGGGATTCGGCGGAGTTCTTGGCGCCATCGGCGAGTTGCGCGACCAGCAACTTTACAGCCCCGAGAAGTACAACAAGCAGAGCTTTCCCGAAAAGCTCATGGACGGGTTTGTCTCCGGTGCGCTGATCGTAAAGGACTCTTCTGCCATCGCGGCCCTGACCGAGTTCCTAGGATTCGCCAACGCCTACAAGTACGACGTGAGCCAGACCATTGAGAAGGCCACGCCGAAATACTTGGCGCGCCTGGCCGGCTCCGTGATCCCGAACATTATGAAGGAGGCCGACGCCTGGATTGATTCGTCGATCTACCGCGCTGAGCCCGGCAACCTCGGCATGGAATACTTCCTTCAGCAGGTGCCGTTCGCCAGACAGAGCATCGGGCCCGGACCCATCCTGAACGTCCTGGGCGAGCCTGTGCAGGTCGAGCGTTACCCCTACAGCCGCTGGTTGAAGTTCCGCAAGGAGGACAAGGCCTGGAACACACTGGGCCAGCTTGCCAGCAAGGGCGTCTTCATGCCGACGCCGAACATCACGGTGACCGTGAAGGAGAGCGGCGAGCGCCGGCGAATGAACCGCGACGAAGCCTACACCTACCAGAAGGATGTCGGCCAACGATACCGCACTTGGATCGAACGCAACGGGGACCGCTTGCTCAAGATGAAGCCCGATGATGCCGCTGAGGTTATCGACAAAGCCGCTGATCGGATGCGCGCAGACGCCCGAGAAAAAATTCAGCAAAAGATTCGCCGGTAGTGCTTGACGTTGTGCGTCAGTTGCCATACGGTGACTGACGCATGAGCAACCAACTGCAAGTAGCCACACAGCAATCGCAACCCCTGAGCGCCTTCTCTTCGGAGAACGCGTTCGTGTCCGTCCAACGCATGGCCAAGGCCCTTGCGTCCAGCACGCTCGTTCCCGATTCCTATCGGGGCGAGGCCAACCTCGGTAACTGCATCATCGCGCTTGAACTGAGCCAGCGCATCGGCGCCTCAGTCATGGCCGTGATGCAGTCGATGGTTCCCATCCACGGCAAGCCCACCTGGAGTGCCGCGTTCCTGATCGCCACCGTCAACAGCTGCGGCCGGTTCTCCCCGATGCGGTTCCGCTGGGTCGGCAAGGAAGGCGCCGACGACTGGGGCTGCCGCGCCTACGCCGTCGAGCGCGAGGGCAACCTCGAACTGGTCGGCGCACTGGTGACGATCGCCATGGCCAAGGCCGAGGGCTGGTATTCCAAGAACGGTTCCAAGTGGAAGACCATGCCCGAACAGATGCTCCAGTACCGCGCCGCTGCGTTCTGGACCCGCGCCTATGCGCCCGAGATCGCGCTTGGTATGCACACCGCCGAGGAGATCCACGACACGCCCGAGGCCCAGCAGGTTGTGAAGCCGGTCGTCATGGACGTGACCCCGACGCCGCCCGAGCCGAAGCCGCGCAAGGTTAAGAAGGAGCCTGAGGCGGTCGTGGTGCAGGAGCCGGCGCCGGTACGGGTCGAACCAGAACCGGAGCCTACCCCGACCGCGCCTGAGCCGGTGCCAGCACCTGAGCCTGCGCCTGCGCCCGTTCCCGCACCTGTGGCACCGCCGGCATCGAACGTCGAAACCGTCGAGGGCACGCTGCTGTCTATCGGCCTCACCTACGAGCAGCTGGTCGCCATGGCCACCGAACTCAGCTGGTGGCCGAACCCCGAGGCGTACCCGACCGCCGCTGACCTGCCCGAGGAACTCGCCAACTGGGTGATCCGCAACCGCCGGGGCATCGCTCGTCAGGCAGCGAAGGGGGGTGGGAAGTGAACAGCGGCTTAAACGGATCGTTGAACGACGGCGCGAGTGTTGCTTTGGGTGAAACAGCCCTGACGGCTACGACTGCGACGCCCACAAGGAATACGGGGCTGGGTTACCAAGTGATATGTCCTTCGGAGAACCAAGGTCAGCAGCAATGCGAGTCAACCCAGCTTGGAGAACCGCAGAATACCGACTCAGTCCACCCATGAAACTCATCCATCCCATCGACGTACATCAGTACCGCAGTCACCCCGCAATCAACGTCTCTGCGCTCAAGGCATTCAGCCGCTCGCCGGCTCACGCTGAGGTCGGCTTCGAGGAAGAACGCGAGCCTACCGAGGCCATGAACATCGGCTCCCTGCTGGACCACAAGGTTCTCGGCACGCCGTACCTCTACACTACGTCCCCCTACGAGGACTTCCGCACCAAGGAAGCGCGTGCATGGCGCGATGATACCAAGGAGCGCGGCGTGACCGTGTTCAAGCAGGAGGAGATCGAAACCGTCGAGCGCATGGTCGAGGCAGTTCGCGAACACCCGGTAGCCGGCCGGCTGTTTGCCGAGCCAGGGAAGGCCCAGGTCGGAATGTTTGGCGAGTTCGAGTCCTGCGAGCGCAAGGGCCTGATCGACTGGTTGCCCAACACGACCCCGGTGATCGTGGACCTGAAGAAATGCCGCGATGCTAGCAAGGCCGGGTTCCGGCGGCAGATTGGCCAGCTGCGTTACGACGTTCAGGCCGCGTACTACCGGGACTTATACCGCGACATTACCGGTGAGACCCGCGCCTGGCAGTGGGTCTGCGTCGAAGACCAAGCGCCGTTTGCGGTCGCTGTGTACCAGCTGGACACCGAGTCCTGTGAAGTCGGGTCACGCACCTGGCAGTCGTGGCTCAGGCAGTGGATGGTCTGCGAAGACACGGATTCATGGCCGGGATACAACGGCGATTCCACTCAGATCATCCAGTCGCCTACCTGGATCCTCAAAGATGAAACTCTCCCGTGAAGCCATCGAGCGCGTGCTCGGTAAGCAGCCGCCGGTTCCGATCATCGAAGAGCAACCGAGGGGAACCTGGAGGCAGATGACCGATGCTGAGTGCAAGGCGATCATCGAGGCCAAGCGCCAGAATCCAACCTACACGTATCGCGAGTTGGCGAAGAAATTCAAACGATCGAACAGCGTAATCTGGAACTTAATCAATGGAGGTAAACCGTGAATGAATTGATTTCCAACGCCGTAGCCCGTGGATGGATCAGCTTCCCCGATCCAGCTGCGGCCCCGGCTCGAATCGAAACGCCGCCACTCAACGCCAAACGCGCCTGGAAATTATGGAACGAGGGCCAGAGCCTGGCTTACGTGGCCAAGGCCATTGGGGTAAAGAAGCGGTTCGTGAAGTCCATCATCATGGAGGGGAAGCCGTGAAAACTGTGAAAGAAAAACGTCCGACGGCCAAGGTTTTCATCGTGTCAGATGACACGCATAAGCGACTCAAAGAATACGCAAAGCGCAAAGGCTACAAACTGCAATACGTAGCAGATGAAGCGGTCAGTGAATATCTAAAGAGACAGGAGGCGAAATGAATATCGAAGAAACCAAAGAAGCAATCAAAGTAATGCAGGCATTTGTGGATGGGAAGGAAGTGGAACATTGGTATTACGAAATGTGGGTAAAGATCCATGTACCGAGGTGGGACTGGGGTAACACAGAATACCGCATCAAACCCACCCCTGTCCTCCGCCCGTGGACTGCGGATGAGGTGCCGCTGGGTGCAATAATGAGGACCAAAGGATTGGAAGGACGATGCATTATCATAGACACAGAAACTTCAGACGATAGATCCTATTGGTTGAACGCCAGAGAACATAGCACCGACGGCGGCAAAACATGGCACCCGTGCGGGGTGATGGAGGAGTGCAAATGAGCGACACCCCAATATCAGATTCGACTCCGCACAACGTAGCCGATCTTGGTATGCTGTGCAGGAGGCTTGAACGAGAACTCACCGCGTCCAACGCAATCATCCGGCAGCAGCAATTGTTGGATGAAGCAAACCTGCGGCTGCAAGAGCGCATCAAGCGGCTGGAGGATGCGGGGGATGATTGCGCCGACCTTTTAGACGCGATCAGACCCAATAATTCAGCAGCTTTTGAAAAATGGCACAAAGCCAAGGAGGCCAAGCTGTGAACCTTCAACACGACCCCAGCCTCATTGATAAGGTTCCACCATCAATTGTATCGGCAGCGATGGCGGTATCAAACTGGTTTAACAGTCAGTCGCTACATCCAAGCCCGCGCTGGGAATTTTTGAGTATTTGTTCACGAAACCACGCGGACCGATTGAAGAAACTCGAACGTGAACTCGATTTCGCGATGACCAACGAAGCGATCGCAACAAACGAAAACCACAAACTGAAACAACGTATCTCCCGCCTGGAACAACTCGGAGACGCTCTCGCAGATGCGATAGACGAAAGCTGTGATCCAACACACGCCAACGATGTCACCCGCTGGAGGCGTAACAAGGAATCCAAACCATGACCATCGAAGAAATGAGAACCATCGACGCCACCAAAACGTACAAGGAGTTGGAGGAGGCCCGTGCCAGGATCGCGCACCTGGAGGACCGCATCGACCTACTCATGTCCGCAAACGCTGACGTTGCTCGCATTGCCGGCGAGCGCGACAAGGCTGAGAAGCGTGTCCTTTACCTGGAATCTGCGCTCCGCAGGATCGCCAACCAAGACTACCGAGGAAACCGCTCGACCGAATCTCAGATCGCCTTCGAGGCGCTGAAACCATGACCACCCACTACAACCACCTATCCAAACGCGCTGCCTGCGGACGTGCTAGCGCCCGAACCACCACCGACAAATCCAAGGTCACCTGCATCGCGTGCCGACGCACGGTGGCGTACTTCAAAAACCCATGACCTACTCCCAATCTGGCCAGCTGCCACACCACCAATACTGCTTCGTCGATGCCCGTTTCATCTCCAGCCGCACCGGGTTTATCCCCTGCGTCTGGTTCGGGCTGGTCTCGATTCCCGGCAGGATGTGGGGTTGCACCATCATGCTCGAATGCGGGGCCGTTTATCGGGCGGTGCCGCCGCACGCGCTAGCATTCCATCCACAACCTGAAATCATCTGGCTCCAAGACCACGCTCAACGCTGGGACTGCTACGGTCGGGAGTTCAGCACGATCGAGTACACCTACCTCCGAGGTATGGAAGCCGTAGTGAAATGCTCTGACACATTCCAATCCGGCCAATATCTCTTCACCGCCGCACCCATCGACGATGGATTCTCCCGCTATCCCGAACAGGCCAAGGAGTTCTGCTTCATGCAGCTGGACAACGGCCGCCTGACCATCCAGCCCACCGACAAGGTCCTGTTCTGCGACCGGTCTTTTGTCACGCCCGAGTGGCCGACGGATCTCAAAACCACCACCGAAATCTACAGCTGCGAATGAACCTCATCCAACTCATCAAACGATTCCTCGGGCTCGTAAAACCAATAGGCCGTCCCCGCATCCCCATTGAGAAGCGACTGGCAATCAAAGGCGCCCCGATGCACGTCACCGACGCTGAGCTAGCACGCATCCTCTCCGTCTCCTACGCAACCATCCACCGATACCGTCACAAAAATGGACACCAACCACGAGAACGACGAACTCTCCAGATTCAAAGCGATAGCCCGCCAGCTGCATGAGCGACTCGGCTGCGGCTGCTTTCGTGAGCCATGCTGGACGTGCCAGCAGGTCTCGAAGCGCTGCCAGGCCATGATCCGTGAAGACCAGCGCACCATCCAAGCAATCCACCGGCATCCATCGGATTCACCTGTCCGGTAACCGGGTTGTCGTGATCGACACCAAGGATCTCAGCGACCGCGCTCGCAAGGATGTTATCGGCATCTGCGTGGCCAACTCTCAAGATCCAGACACGCTCCTGGCGAACCTGCGGAAGATCCCAGGCGTGCTATCAGCCCATTTCGGGTAACCGACGTGGCCGGGGTGGTTTACGTTTTTCCCATCCATCGGTCTGGTATCGGCTCATCTCTCTCCTGGTCTGGACGCCGGGAGGGAGAGCCCGCCCCAAAACAAAACCCCTGAGACCTCGCGATCCCAGGGGCTGTGACAACCTAACAACTACAAGCGGTGGTACCCTACTTCTTCTTGCCCACAACCGCAAGGGTTTTGATCACCCGATCAGCCAGTTCCTTCGACGGTCGGAAATACACCTTCGGTCTCGGCGGAATCGGGATCTCGACATCCGGGATCAGCGGGTTACGGCCGATCATCGGCTTCGTCCAACGCACCTGGAACTGACCGAAATCCGGCAGGTTCAGTTCACCCTTCAGGATCTCCTCGGCCATCAGTTCCATCACGCAGTCCACCACCTGCTTCGCGTGCGGAACCAGCAGGCCGCACTCCTCGGACACCCGGCGTGCGATCTCAATTCGTTTCACTCTTCACCCCCATCTGCTGCTGGACCAGCTGTTCAATCGCACGCCGTGCCACCATGCCGGCGATCAGCGCGGCAGACGGCTCAGGCACGGTGCCATCCTCTGGGATGGGAGGCTGCACGTCGATCGACAGGTGAAACCCACCATCGGCGTCCGTGATCTCAATGGTCACCTTCCGGGTCATTCGACCCTCCTTCCCTGCACCCGGGCAACCTTCTGGCCCTGCCACGGCGGCGGGGTCTGCGAGGCGCGGTTGATCGAATCCACGATCGCCGGGTTGGTCACCGGCTGGATCAGCGGGGTCTTAACCGTTTGTGGGATCGTCGTGTTGCCACGCGGCCCATTCACCACGACGCCCTGAATCCGGACCACGCGCTTGGCGTTGATCTCCTTCATCTGGTCACTGCGCCGCTGGCGATCCTCATCGGTGATGGTCTTCGCTCGACCGCGACCGCGACGACCCAAGGCCGATGCGGCCTGACTGACTGCGGGAGGCACCAGTGGGGCCTCATCCGGAATCTGATTCTCGTTCTCGTTCATGCTTCTTTCAGTTTGCTTTCCGTTCCCGCGTTACTGGCGCGGGGAAATCTTCACTGCAACGACTCGTTGCTCATCCATCCGCCGCATCGCCGCGACGACTCGTTTCCAGTACGCCGCCGTGCGCCTGCGCCGCCAGCCGTCCGGGCCCCCGTTCCAGATCCGGGCACGGTCCTGGTCGGTCACGGGCCGCCCGATCCTGGCCTCCGTGGCGTAGTGCCCGAGGTAGGCCTGGGCGACCTCGGATGCTAGCACCCGATTGGTCATCGAGCCCCAGGCGTACCGTCGGCCGGTTATCCTCCGGACATCAACGACGACAGCCGGCTGGATTTGCAAAGGCCCGAGCTCCCCATGTCGGCCGCGAGCCATGTCGTTCCCGCCGCTTTCCACGGCGATCAGTGCTGCTAGTAGTTGGGCTTTCATAATTCCAAGCCAGACCCGCCGCCTGTCACGCAGAGGGTCGCGCTTGAAACCCTGACAATCAATTCAATTCCGCAGAGCGTTTTGCGTAGTAGTCAATACAGAGTTTGACCAGATCCTCGGCCGCATCGCGACTCAGGATTTCGGCGCGGACCCGGATGCAGCCGGCCAGAAACGTCTCGACCTCCGGACTCAACCCGATCCCGAGGCGGTCGCAGGTTCGGGCGATCATCAGGCAGTCCACGACGATATCCATCGCCGGCCGGCCCGATCCCCGCGACGCCTGAGCGGCAAGGATCACGGCAAGGGTGCATTTTGAGAGGGTCACTTGCCACCTCCCCGGGCCTTGGCGATCACCTCGCGAGCAAACTCGACGTCGGAATCATCCGCAGCTGGATGGATCAGGCGCTCAATCGCCGCCAGCAACTCAGGCGCAGCCGCAATCAGGTGGGCGTCTCGCGGGTCGCGATCCCGCATCTGGCAAACGATCGACCCCTGAGACAGCGCCCAATCATCCGGCACGTAATCCGACATTTCCACCTCGGCATCGGCCGTCATAATCCAGCGCGCATCATGGCACGGATGTTTCCCGGCATGGATGGGGCAGGGCACGACCTTCCAAGGGCCGGCAGCATGAGCGCTCACTTCGCCACCCCCATTCCTGCCAGCACGTTCCGCACTCCCTGCGATACCGTCACGCCGGCTCCCGGCCAGTCCACCTGTTGCAGGCGCTCCGCGATCCGATCCAGCAACGGCTCGTAACCGCCCTCGGGAATCAGGTCCTCGGCCTCGACTTCCGCGATCGCGCACCCAGCCAGCGCGGCCCGGGTGATTGTGTTCAGCTTACAGTCAGGCATCCGGTGCCCGATCATCGCAGCTGCAAAGGCCGCGTCGTAACAGTTCGGTTCTGTCTTCATTCGTTTTCTTCCTCGGCCAGTCCTTACTGGGGACCGATCCGCAGGCGCTCCGCTGGCATTCAGAGCGCCGCCGGGTCAGTCAACCATGTCGATCAGCTTCAGGTCCGCCATCGCGTGTTTCCGTTTGCCGTCCACGTACAGCACCGTCACCCGGTCCCCGTTGATCGCCTCCACGAACCCAGACCGGCCCAGCCCGTCAGTCACCGCGTCCCCGAGTTCCAAGGTCAACACCGCCGGCACGGACGCGACCGCCAGCAGTTCCACCTTCCCGGCATACTCCCGCTGGATCCGCTCCAGCTTCGCCATCCCGTCGGCGTCCCACGCGACCGCGACCGGCCGCGAACTGTCCGCGATCTCCTGCGCAACCCCGGCAAACGCCTCCGGAACCCACCGGACCGCAGCTGCGGCGACGCAGGTTGGCACCGGCAGATCGACCCATTCCCCGCCGGTCCCGCCCACCATGACGGCCCGGCCGGCGATCATCTGACCCTCGCCTAGCACCCAGAAAGTCTGCCCGTCGCGCAAGGCCCCCTCCTCATCAATCCAGCAATCAACGTCCGCCCCGCATCCAACCCGTTCGAGAAGGTCAGCGCCGATCCATTCCAGCGCTGAGTTCCAGCTGTCGAGCCCCCGGGTCACGGTGCGCGCTACTGGGTCAATCCGCAGGCTCCGCGCCAACACCGTCCGGGGGTCATTCTGTTCTGTCTTCATAGTTTTTCCTGTCGTGTTTCCTGCCGGGATCGGCCCGGAACCGTCGGCCCGTTCTGGGCAGAGAGGGCAGGCCCCGAATGGCCGGCCGCGCTCTGCTCAGGCACTCAGCCCCAACCCTTTCAGCCAAGCGGCCTCGGTGCCCCGCAACAGGTGCCCAACCTGCACGGCGTCCAGTCGGACCTCGCCGGGCTCTGCCGGCAGTTCTGTCGTCTGGCTCCGCCCATAACCGTGCGACTCTTTCAGGCACGCCCGGGATTCCCGCCAGCGCCACCCGATGCGACGGAACCCGGCCGGGTGCATCCCGGCGGCCATCCTCGGGAGGTCCAGCGGATCCTCGGCCGCCTTCAGCAGGTGCCACGTCTCCGCCAGTTCAGGCCCGAACTTCGCCGCGTAGTAAACCCAGACCTCCGCCCGGCGTCCGGCCGCTTCGGCGCGATCCACGGCCGCCGCGATCAGGACGGCCGCCCGCGTGAATACTTCGCCGGCAACCATTGCCGAACCGCCGCCTTTCACGGCGAACCGGACCACGGTCCCGGCCGGGCCTTCGGCGGGCACCGGCACGCTGGCCGCCATGCACTCGGGATCGCCACCCAGAAACCGGGCCACGTCTGGCTCTTCGCCGGCCACGTCCCACTCGGTCCGGAACGCATCCTGCCGGGCGGCCGCCGCTAGCACGCCGTCCAGCTTCTCCGCCATCTCCCGGGCCTTCGCCGCGCCATCGGGCCATCCAGCCCGGATCAGTTCCTCCCCGTGCAGGTAGGTCGCCGATCCGCGCCACTGGGGATCATCCGTCGCCTCGGATTCCCGGCAGTCCGAGAGCCGGGCGGGCGGGTTCAGGAACTCCGCCGCCGTCGCGCACCGGGCGACCCAGTGAGCGTGACCGTCCGCCGTCGTCCCCACTCGCGTCCACTGGCTCACTTGGCACCCCCTTCCACGCGGGCCCGGGCATCGGCCGCCATGCCGCGCCAGAGGATCGCTTCCTCCACCCACTGCCGGCCCCACCCGGCGGCGAACAGCGCCACGCCGGCCTTCGCGGCCCGGGGCGAAATCACCGCCCGCACCTGCTGCTTCTCAACGCTCGCCCGCACGGACCGGACCCGGGCGAGCCACGCGGCCGCATCCATCGTCCCGCCGGCCCCGAGGTCAAACGCCGTCTCGGGTTCAGGCACGCCCACCATCGCCGCTTCGAGGCTCTCATCCAGCGGCCACGCGACAGCGCCGAACCGGTCCAGCGTCGCGGCGTCCAGCGGGTTCCGCCCCACGTATTCCCGGGAGGCCCCGGAGCCCCACGTGTTCGCCGATGCCACGCACCGGAACCCGGCGTGCTTCGGGATCATGCCGGCCGGCGTGCTCAACCAGTCGCCCGCCAGTGCGGCGTTCAGCGTCGTGAGAACTCCCGGGTGCCCGGCGTCCATCTCATCGATCAGGAACAGCCCGCCGTCGCGGTACGCCCGGACCAACGGAGTGTCGTGAAACGTCCCGCCAGCGTCAACGAACCCCAGCAGGTCCGCCTTGGACGTCTGGGGGCCCACGCTGACAGCTTCAAACGGAATCCCGAGGGCCTTCGCCGTCGCGGCAGCTGCCGAAGTCTTCCCGGTCCCGGCCGGGCCAACCAGCAACAGGTGGACGCCAGCGGCAACCCCCGAGAGCAGCAGGGGGAAACGGCAGTGCTGGCGGCCGATCGTCACGGCCGGGGCACCGTCAATCCGGACCGTGATTTCACGCGGCGCGGGCACTTCCTCGCGAACGATCCGCCGCACGGCGTCTTCATCGATCCCCTGCTTCGGCATCATCAGGGCCAGCGCCTGAGCCAGCGCCTGAGCGGCATCTGGGGAAG